ACAACGGTGCGTTATACATGACAAATATTCAAAATTTCGTTGGTAAATCAAGCTCTGATGCCGACAGAAAAAGAGCTAATTATAAGAAGGCAAAACAGCTCGGACAAATGTCGGAGAAATCTCTGGAGATTTCTCCACCAGAGATAGAGATAGAGAAAGAGATAGAAAAAAAGATAGAGTTAAATAAAGAGTTAGAACTAGAACAAGAAAAAGAGGAAAGATTTGTTGATGTAGTTGAAGCAAATCTTGGCAGAGGTCTTGTCAAGTTTGAATATGACATGATTAACGACTATCTAATTAATAAGCATGTCTCAAAAGAGCTGTTCCTAGAAGCTGTAAAAGTAGCAGTTGCTAATAATGTACGCAAGTTTAACTACATTAGTCGTGTTCTTGATAATTGGATTGATGATGGTGTTAAAACTGTAGAACAAGCCTATCAAGCACAGCGAGACTTTAAAGCTAAAAAAGCTAATCGTTATCAAGCAAATCAACCATCAAAAAGCAATGTCCCTGAATGGGTCGAGGAAGATTACAAACACGAAGCGACACTAGAAGAACAAGCACAGCTTGAAGCGCTTAAAAAATCAATGTCGGAGGATTAATTATGAATGTGAAAGAAACAATTTTAGCAGAACACAAAACATTGAAACGTGTTGAAGAACTACAAGTGTTCATGCACGGAACATCAATGCTAGCGCTTGAACTACACGAAAATGGCATTATCGAACAGTCAGAAGAAAAATTGTATTTCTTTGAAGCAATGCACGCTATCTCACACATTCTTGAAGATGTATTGAATGGCAAAGATGTACCAGAAGCAGCGCGTGACATATTGCTTCCAGATGAGGATGAATAGTGATGAAAATTGAATTATTACATGTAATCAACGGTTATCGCAAGTTTCATCTTGGTTTTTATGACGATATGCACCAAGCGATTAAAGCACTCAAAAATCATGTATATGCTTATTCAGCTATTTCAGAACCACGCTTTAGAAAGTCAATGAGCGGAAACAGCATTCGCATTGACTACGGCGCTAAGACTTGCTATTACTTGCTAGAAGCTAGAGAGGTCTATTGATGCAATATGGATTATTTGGTGATTTTGATTATGATGATTGGCTAAGCACTCACGAAGACCACGAAGAAGTATTTCAGGGTGATGAAGATGAAGCTTATGACCGTTGGAAAGAAGAACAATTGGAGGACGAGGAATGGAAAAGGTGACAATTTATAAAAAGTTGCTAGAAATCCAAACAAAACTTAACGTACCTAAAAATCAGTTTAATAAATTTGGGGGCTATTACTACAGAAATGCAGAAGATATTCAAAACGCCCTGAAACCTCTACTCGCTGAACAAGATTGCACAGCATTTTTCGAAAAAGATGTTATTGAACAAGTTGGAGAGCGTTATTACTTAGTGGCGACATTTAAACTTGTTGATGTAAACACATCTGAAACAATAACAGTTGAAGCGAGAGCCAGAGAAGAAGAAAAGAAAAAAGGAATGGACGGCTCACAAATTACAGGAGGAGCATCAAGTTACGCTAGAAAATATGCTCTAAACGGTCTATTTCTAATTGATGCTGCTAAAGATGCTGATAGTAATGAGTATCATAAAGAGCAAAATCAAAACGCAAATCAACAAACACAGTACATTAATGATGCACAGGTTCAACAAATCTACAATGGCATCAATCAACTTGCACAGATGACTAATCAAGACCCAAATTACGTGGCGAATGGCATTATGCAAAACTACAATATCAATGATTTTCACGCTGTACCTAGTGAATTCTTTAACGAAGTAGTGAACTATATCAAGTCACTAATGCCACAGCAAAACCAAACCAATTTTAACGATTTATAGGAGCTAAAAATGAAAGATGTAACAAACAACACACTAACTGAAATTAACGTTGATTTCACACCGGCTAAAATTGATGTTGATTATGAGGCGATTGAAAAGCAATTGAATGCGATTGTTGCCCAATACTCAAATTACGAAGTGACAGCGAGCACTTATAAAACTGACTATGAAGAGCGTACACGCTTGAATAAGCTGAAACAAGCGCTTGAAGCACGTCGTAAGGAAATCAACGCAGTTATCAGCGAACCTTACAAAGAATTTAAAAAGCAATATGACAAGATTGTTAAGCCGCTCGATGAAGTGATTGACAGCATCACAGCAGGTCTCAACGCAGTTGACGAACAAGAACGAGTGCTACGAGTTGATGTTGTTCGTACTACATTTGAAGAAAAGTGCGAGCTAGCAAACTTGGATAAGTCAACATTTGAAACTAGCTACAACGATTACAGCTTGAAGAAATACTTTAAGACTGGCAAATTTGAACTTAAACAATCAACAATTGAAGAAATTGACAATCTAGTCTTAGCTGAATTTAAAGCTGTTGAAGAATTTAAAGCAAGCAAAGAGACCATCGAAGAGCAAGCGAAAGAATATGGCTTGTTACCAGAAATGTACATCAGAGCGCTTGAAGCTGGTAAGACACTTGTTGATGTTCTTAAAGTCATGAAAGCCGACAAAGATGCTGCTATCTTGCGTAAAGAACAAGAAGAAGCACGAGCAAAAGCGGAAGCTGAACGTAAAGCAGAAATTGAACGTTTAGCGCAAGAAAATGCTAACGCTCAAATCAAGGCATATAACGCTGAAACAGGCGAGGTTTTGGAAAGTGATGTAATTGTACCCGAAACCCAAAACACAGCTGAAAATGGGGCAAAATTTGAGAATAAACCATTAGTATATGATTTGCGATTGATTTTTCCGAATGGCAATAAGCAAGCCAAAATGTTTAAAGATTTCCTAGATATGAACGGTATCAAATATCAAGAATTGAAAGAAGAGGTAAAGAAATAATGAATTTTAATGAATTAGTTGAAAATGTCAAAGCGTGGTCTATCGCTAAAGGTTTAGATAAAGCTGAACCAATTAAACAGATGCAAAAGTTGAGCGAGGAGTGGGGAGAACTCAACCAAGCAAAAGCCAAAAGTAACCCAGAACGGCTCAAAGACAGTATTGGTGATGTGTTAGTAGTATTGATTATCTTGTGTCAGCAATTAGATTTTAAAAATATCAATAAGCTAGTTGATACGAACATTTATAAAGTTGAATTTGAACCACTAAGCTTAATAGATGTCTCTGACGACAAATTGTTGTTACTAGGCACGTCAGAAGTTGGGTGTATTGCTAGTGCATTAACAATTAACGGTACTGTAAGCGAAGCAATCTCTTCAAGAACGATAATCAGACGCAGTATTGTGCATTTAACTAATATCTTAGAAGAAATTGCGTTAAACGAAGGCACTAGTACAGTTAAATGCTTTGAGCTTGCCTGGAATGAAATCAAAGGGCGTACAGGTCGAATGGTGAACGGTGTATTTGTCAAATCAGAAGACATCAAGGAGTAAAAATATGAAAAAGTATTACGTTAGCGGTAAAGTTGCAAATTTGGATGTTGGTTCAGAAATCGAAGCTAAGAATAAATATCAAGCAGCTGTTGAATTTCATAAATTGTATTCTGAAATCGAAGATTGTTTTGGAGTAGATGAACTAGAAATCACGGAGGTTGAAGAAGTCCAATGATGTGGTTAGGATGGGCGCTCTACAATTTAGGAGCAATCGCAGCATGTGTGTTTATCAGCATCTACTTTAAGTCAGCTTGGTGGATGCTGCTAGCATTGCTGTTTGTGAAAGATTTGAATTTAAAGAAAAAAGGTGATGCAAATGGAAGTGACGAATAGAAGTTATATCAATTTTAACAATGAGTACAACAAGCATACGCAAGAGTATACAACAGCAAGTATGAGCTTTGCAAATGGTAAGAATGAAGATGGAAGCTATAAACATGGCTATATCAGAGTGATTGCTTACGGAGAATTAGGAAATGTCTTATATGACAATGTTGGAAATATGGTGACTATCAAAGGGCGTTTCCGTCAAAGTGAATACGAAGGGAAGAAATACTCTCAAATTCGTATTGATGCTATCAATGGCTATGCGCCAACTCAAAATCAAAATAACGGCAATAATGGAAATTTTGGAAACAATCAACGTTCTCAAAATCAAGGGAATTTCCAAAAACAGGGGAATTTTCAAAATTCGCAGCCAAGAAATCCCAATAACGGCTTTCAAAATTCAAATAATGGCAATTTTGGGCAAAGTCAAGGGCAACAAACAAGCTTTTTCCAAGGTCAAACGACACAAGCCAATCCAGATTTTAGCCACAATGGCAATCCAGCAATGATTGATGAAGACGACTTACCATTTTAGAGGTGTGATATGAAACAAGTCAAAGTAGATTTAATGTGTCCGTACTGTGGTTTTTGCCAGATTTTAAAAGTTCCTATCACGATTTCAAGTCGTGTGTATTGTCCGTCATGCAAACAGCTTGTGTTTTTGCGGTATGCGACTGGTGTCAGAGGTGAAGTGGACGAACACGGCAATTATTTTAAAGCATATGAACCGTTTAAATTAAGAGCTATTAACAGAGCGTTTGAAGATGTGTTCAAGGAGGAGAAAACAAATGAATGAGATTTTTAATTTTCACGGGCATGAAATCCGTACAACAACAATTAATGGTGAACCTTATCTTGTTGGAAAAGATGTTGCTGAAATTTTAGGATACAGCCGACCAGATAACGCTATTAGAAATCATGTAGATGATGAAGATAAGCTGATGCACCAATTTAGTGCATCAGGTCAAAACCGTAATATGACAGTCATCAACGAGTCAGGTTTTTATGCATTAGTCTTATCTAGCAAACTTCCACGAGCTAAAGAGTTTAAGCGTTGGGTTACAAGTGAAGTCTTGCCAAAAATTCGTAAGCATGGCATGTTTGCGACAGATGAGCTATTAGATAATCCAGATTTTGCTATCGCTACTCTCCAAAAACTCAAAGAAGAACGAGAAGCTAAAAGGTTACTTGAAACACAGCTTGAAGAACAAAAACCAAAAGTCATCTTTGCGGATGCGGTTAGCGCTAGTCATACATCTATTTTAGTGGGTGAACTCGCAAAGCTTATCAAACAAAACGGATATGATATTGGAGCTAAGCGATTGTTCGCTTGGTTGCGCAAAAACGGCTATTTGATTAGTCGTCGTGGTACTGATTGGAATATGCCAACACAAAAAAGCATGGAGCTAGGGCTATTTGAAATTAAAGAAACTAGCATTAGTCATTCAGACGGACACAGTACCATTAGCAAAACGCCAAAAGTGACTGGCAAAGGGCAGCAGTATTTTATCAACAAATTCTTAGCAGGAGGTCTGGCAGTTGGAAGCTAAAATTAAATGTGAGTTGTACAACGACCATTTTGAAAATGCAAAACGCTATCAAATTCCTAGAGCGCAATTGATTATTGCTGATATTCCGTACAATCTTGGAAATAATGCTTATGCTAGTGACCCTCGTTGGTATGAGGATGGCGATAACAAGAACGGTGAAAGCAAACTTGCAGGCAAATCTTTCTTTGATACAGACAATGATTTTAAAATCAACAATTTCTTTGATTTTTGCGCAAGACTATTAAAAAAAGAGCCAAAACAAAAAGGACAAGCGCCCGCCATGATTGTGTTTCATAGTTGGCAACAACGAGAAATGGTTATTCAGTGCGGAAAAAAACACGGTTTTAATAATGCTTATCCGTTGTATTTCACAAAAAAATCAAGTCCGCAAGTGTTAAAAGCTAACATGAAGATTGTAGGTGCGACGGAAGAAGCGACGGTTTTATATCGTGACAAGCTTCCGAAGTTTAACAATGACGGTCTAATGATTTTAAATCATTTGCCGTGGGAAAAAGATAGCAGTTATCCAGTTATCCATCCAACACAAAAGCCTATTCCAGTTTTGAAACGACTGATTGAGATTTTCACGGATGAGGGCGATGTCGTTATTGACCCTTGCGCAGGAAGCGGGTCAACGTTAAGGGCTGCTATTGAATTAAATCGGAAT